TGATATCGAGCTGCTGAGTGCCAAGTCTCAGGGCTTTGCGCTTGGTATGTTTGCCCCTGCTGTAGATGCAACACTCCCAGCGGTGGGCACAACGATGCTTGAGGCACGTGTGAAACGCTCGCGCAACCTGTCAGCAAGAGCGTCATTCCCAACGCTCCTAGCTTCCAATATGGCATTTTCTGTGGCATCGCAGTATTTTTCTATTTCACGAGTCAATTCCCAGTGTGCTGAGACAACTCGCAACTGCAACCATGAACTAAACGCTTGGAGGAGGAGTAGGAGCACTTGGTTTTTCTCCTAGAAACATTGCTACAGCCCCAGCAATGGCGGCAACAGCATGAATAATGGCTTGATATTTAGCGTCAGGAATCTGAATACCAGCTAAGGCTAGTAGCGCAGATAGTCCGGCGTAAGTTGAAGGTTCCTGTAGTCGTGCGAGTAGTGTTTTCATAGAATTACTTAGAAGTTTTGACCCCTGACAAATCCATAATACGAAGCTCCAAAGTCACGAGTTACGAATGTGTATATGTCTGATTTGAAAGGAGTTAATGTTTGTGTGGGAGCAACTCCGTTAGCCCATTTAAGTGTTTTTGCAGAAAATGACCATGCAACAGTTCTTCCTCCAGTAGAATCTTGCACTAATTCAAGTGTAAAACTTGATAAAGAAGTTAATGGGGTTCCACCAAAAGAAATATTAAAAGCTGTTACATTTGAACTTAATGTAACATTAAAATAAGATGCTGTAGAAAGATCTAAAGTAATAGTTCCCGAAGAGATATTGGGATTTGCTGCTGTTTCAAAAAGTGACTTTAAGGCAACTGCTCCAGTAAAAGTTCCACCTGATCCGTAAAATAACGGATTGCGAACAGCAGAAGCATTAGTAACGTACATCTGCGTGCCATCCCACTCCACAGAATGCGCTACTGGAGTTGTTGCTATTGCGCCTGCTGAAAAAGCAAGTGGGATGTTTCCTCCAGCAGACCCAGCCCAAAGCGTTTGCTTCCCACTGAAACTATTAGCAGAAACTGTTGCTGTAGCAGACCGATTAAAGATGGTGGCAGTCGAAAGAGGCGTTTGCCCAACAATAATATCAGTAGCTACTGGAGATAATGGATATATTGCAGAAACAATTCCCTGCGAAGTGGTTCCGCGCAACATACTAACATATATCGTAGAAGCAGTGCCTGTAAACCATGATGGACGCTGAAAAACAGGGTTAACTCCAACTGCGCCAGCCACTGTACACGTCCACGGGCCACTCATTATGGTGCTAGTTTGAGAGTTTAACAAAACAACATCGCCAGCCAAAACATTATAATTTTCAATTGTAAGAACGCCAGTAGTGTTATATGTAAACTGCGTAGCTGTGTTGTTATAAACTATTAAGCTTGTAGGCGTTGCTTGTGTTGTTGTGGAGTTAGATAAAGTAACTGTTGTAGAATTTACGATTGCGGTTATTGAAACGCCAAGTAAACCAGTGGTTCCAAAGCACATTCCAATAACCATTGTGCTGGTTGTTCCAGTGGTGAGTGTCAATGTGCTACCTGTCCATGTTCCTGCGTAAGTCCCTGACAGGAGCGTTGGGGTTAAGTTGCCCAAAGAACGAACCGCTACATAATGCAGTGGCACACCGAGATTAAATAGCGCAGTTCCAACGTCACTAGCCCCAGTTCCACCATTAGCAATTGCAAGCGTTCCAGCAAGCGTTACTGCGCCCGTTGTAGCCGTGTTTGGTGTTAACCCTGTAGTGCCAGCAGAAAATGATGAGACACCAGCAGCACCACTCGTTGAAGCAATTGTAATCGTCCCATTTCCGTTGGTAACAGTTACATTTGAACCAGCAGTAATGGTTGCTTTGCTTAAGCTTCCTGTAGCTGTATTCCCAATAAGCAACTGCCCATCAGTATATGTAATTTGTCCAGTGCCACCTTTATCTATAGCAAGAGGGGCTGCGCTTGTAAGCGCAGACTGTGCCCCTAGTGATGTTAATGCTGCGGCTTGAGTGGTTGCTCCCGTACCACCATAAACAACCCCTAGCGTTCCTGCGGTAACATCCGCAAGACTCATAGGTTGAAGACTTACATTTGTGCCATCAGAACGAAAATGGTAACCTGCCGTTTGTGTGCCAGAAATAGCATTTAATGCTGCTTGTTGTGTTGTAGTACCCGTACCACCACTTGCAATTCCAAGGGTTCCAGCAAGAGTAACTGCACCTGTCGTGTTGGTGCTTGGCGTTAAACCTGTAAGAGACGTATTAAATGAACTTACACCAGCAGCAGCAGCAGCAAACTGAATGAATGAAATGTTTGTAGTTCCAAAAATAATTGGCGCAGGAGTCTGTTGTACCCAAGCGGTATTAGCCAACGTGCTATTAAGAATTAAAATAAAGTCACCAGCTTGAACTTCATTTGTTCCAGAGCCGCTTGTGTCGTAATCTGATGCGCGTGTTAAGATATATGGAACAGTAGATCCATCTCCCTGCTGAGTGACGTTGTATACGCCATTTTGAAATGCGCTTGTCTGATTTTTTACTAAGACACGTTTTCCAACTGCAACAGTAATTCCATCAATTTGAAGTGCAGTGTTTGTCTGACCAGTTAATGTTGCTCCAACGCCAGTTCCTGCTGGTTGATTGTACGTTGCTGTCGGAGAAAGCACGGCAATCGTGCCATAATCACACGCATCATGGAAGTTAATGCCAGATCCAATTGAATCGGCATATGCTTTGTTTACAATATCAGTAACTCCCGATGGGTTGGTAGATACTGTCCCCGTAGTCAACCCTACAGAGGTAATGTCTGAATTTGCACCAGATGCTGCAACTCCAGTAAGTTTGGAAATAGGAAGCGTTGGGATGTCTGCTGATGTTAATGCAGCAAGAGACACGTTTGTGCCATTACCCTTAAGGACTTGATTGATTGTTACCGCTCCTGCGATGGCGTTTAATGCCGCTTGTTGAGTTGTCTGACCAGTGCCACCTTGTTCAATTGTTACAGCTTGAGCCGTAGATAATGCTCCAAGCGAAGATGCAGTAATAGCAGCAACTTGAGTTGTAGTGGCTAAACTTGCAAGCTGAGTGGTAGGAATGTAGTTTGCACGCTCGCTTGTTGCCATAGCGGCAAGTGCTATAAGAGCAGTTGCTTGAGTAGTTGCTCCAGTGCCGCCAGAACTAATTGCTAAAGGCGCAGTAGAACTAAGTGCTATCTGCCCACCAAGCGCAGTTAATGCTGCGGCAGCAGTAGTTGCTCCGGTTCCACCTTGTGAAAGCGCAAGTGGTGATGCAGATGTTAATGCAGCTTGTGCTCCTAGAGAAGTAAGTGCAGATGCGGCTGATGTAGCTCCAGTACCGCCGCGATTTACAGCTACTGCATTGCCATTCCATGTTGCACTAGTAATCGAGCCTGGATAATCAAAAGTATTGGTGCTCCAAGATACATTTGACGGAGCAAGTACATGCCGTTCCCATGATCCTGCCGGAATGCTATTATCCAACAAGGACACATCAACAAAGCCCCCAGAAGGAATGGATGCAACCAATGTGTTTGAGTTGTTATTTACACTGATAGCACCACTGCTCTGATTATTATTAAGCCGATAAGTAACACCATTCTGCAGTGTGGTTGCATCAGGAAGCTTAATTGTTTGACCACCAGAACCTGTTACCAGATAGCTAGGAGCAGAGGCAACAGTTAAAACAACCGGAGTTCCTGATGCAGTAATGCTTGCAAGGTTGTTAAAAAAGGCATTTGCCGTGATGTTGCCGTTGGCGTCCTTGATGCTGGCTAGGATCTGAGCGCGAGTAGCAGTCTTTGTAACAAGACCTTGATCCATCACAAAGATGTCAGCGTCATTTACGCTTGTTGCTGTTGGCAGTTCGGAGATTTTGATGTCGGCCATAAAATTAAACGGATTACTGCTCTACTTGTTCAGGAATAGGTTGAAATCCAGAAGTTGTGTATTTATGAGTTTGAGGAGTAACGCCTTCTGGACAATCTACCCAAAATAATGCGCCTTCAGTTACTGGAAACTTTTCTACAGCAACTTGACAAAAACGAAATGGTTGTTCTGCTTCAAATGTAGATATAAGTGCAAACATAAAATTACCATTCAATAACTACAACTCCTTGCGCTCCTGCTGCTGCATTAACACTACCAGCAATTCCACCCGCACCAACAGTAATTGCATTTGTATAAAGTACTCCTCCTGTTATTGCAATTTGAAATACTGCCGCACCACCACCGCCACCACCCCAATAGCTAGAGGATGTTCCCCCACCACCTCCATATAAAAATCCAGATTTACCTACACCATAACCCCCAGATCCACCACCTATAATTCCACCTTGAATTGATGTAGCAGCACCTCCTCCATTTGCAGAAAAAGTTCCACTTGGAGTACTAATACTTCTTAAATAGTTACTACTTCCTCCAAATCCATTTCCAGACCCACCACCTGCTCCAGCACCACCACCTCCTCCTCCCATTCCTATTCCTACATTAACACTAAAAGCACCATCTTGTGCTACATTTCCGCTCGACGCTCCAGTGCCACCATTTGCAGATCCAACATACCCAGAAACACCAGAAACACTCCCTCCTGTTCCACCACTACCTCCGGGACTTCCACTTCCACCAGTTCCACCAGTAGCAGTTATTGTAATTCCATTTAAACTAAATGACGAGCTATCTCCATTTCCTCCACTTGTTCCATAACCAGATCCACCACCTCCTGCAATAATTGTTACTTTAACTGCAGCTACCCAAGCTGGAATAGCATTTGCAGGAATACTTTGATTTGCTCCAACTGTATTAAAAATAAGAAATCCAGTGCCTCCGCCAATTTTAGATAAGCGTCCATCATTTCCTTCACAGGCAGTTCCCAAAGTTGTTCCAATTTGAATAATACCTGGGAATGATGTGCTTGATGCAGGAAGCCTAGCAATAGCAACAGTGCCAGTTGTAAGCTCTGTTGCGTTTGTTGTTTTAAGCGTAGATGATGTTGTTTTAACCGTTACTCCATCTTGAACAACGGGAACAAGTTCAGTTCCACTTAGCGTATTTGCTGCGTTTAGTGCTGATATTTTAATGCCCATAATTATCCAATGTTTATACGCTGACCAAGCTCACTATTAAGGTAAAAAGACTGTTCTGTCAATAATCTGCCAGTTGTTACTGGAGGAGCAGCATTTGCACGCTTTGTAAATTTGAATGTCTGATCTCTATTTGCATGAACTTGTACTCTTGAAAAGTTCTTTAAAAATGAAAGATTTGCATCAACATTGCGCTTTCGTATGTATTTTGTAATCATACTAGTAAGAGTAAACCATGTTCATGCGCTGGACTTGGCCTTGTTGACGCACAAGCACATCAATTTGTTGTTGCAGTGCAATCTCAGCAGTTCCATCAAGCACTCCGGCTTCTTCTGCTCGGCCTTCAGAGCGCAAGAAATCAGCGGCAATACCATTGATTAGATAGTCCTTGAATCTGTATGGAATTGAAATCATTTTCCAATATACACTGACCTCTGCTGGCCTTACGCCTAAGGTATGCGGAACATTTTGTGTGGCAATCCAAAAGTTACCACGTACTGCATTTGTCAAAACTGTTGGATTATACGCGCCATTGTTTTGGGCTGTGTCGTAATAAACCTGCGATCCGGAAAGGTAGTCTAAATACTCAGAAAATTTAGATCCAAACAAACTTGAGCACGTTTGGCGGTATTTTATAAACTTTTGATTATCTGTTAGGAATCTTAAATAAGAAAACTCCTGCTGCCAAATATCATCGTAGTCTCCATCATTTCTATCAAAGAAGTCTTCTACTAAAAATGATTCATTAACCGTCCTTGTGCTCAACCTTGGATCTGTGCCATATACCTCAAGCCCCTGAAGTGCTCCAGTACCAAGCTGCACAAGTAAATTTTTATTTGATGTAAATACAACTGTTGTTGTTAATGGCGCATTTGGCCCTTGATAAACATCAGGATATTCAGGAATTCCACTTGGTATAGTTATTTCAATATACCGAATATAATCACCATAACTATCAGTTAAAGTTGAATATGTAAAATTATATTGCTTTTCTGACACACTAATTCTTGTTCCATCTTCTTGTAAAATATAAAATGGATTAAGAAATTTAATCAATGTATCAGATATTGTGTTTTTTCTGTAAGCATCTCCTTCAAACTTGGCTACATAAACACGAGGAAAGTTTACATCTAAATAAACCCTTAAATTATTTCCTAAAGCTGATTCAGTTAAAACATCAATAGAATCTTCAGTTGTAATATCAACGCCATATTCATTTAATATAGGCTGAATAAGCACTTCTATTGACTCAACTGGATTGCCAGCCCATGTGGTAAGCCTGCGTTCCGTATCAGGCCATTCCTCGCGATCCCATATAGAGCCCAACCTGCGAGAGCACATGTCTCGCACAGCCGCAAACGACTTGTCATTTAGCGTGTTGCGATCAAGGCCAACAAGTTGGCATACTTGACCTAATATATCACTAAATGGGACTGTTTTCATGCGTGATTACTTGCCTGAAGGAGTCCAACCAACATGGATTTCCTTAGTGCCACCACTATTGACTTTGCACTCAGGATTGTCACGCAAAAACTCGTTCATAAACGCTTTATCGTTCCAGCAAGCATATCCTAGTTTTTGGCCCCAGAAATGATAAGCGTGCCCAGGAATAGTGGCAATCTTTTGACCAAGACCTTCAATGGACTTATGCCGCTCTTGGTTGAACTTAGCAAGCTGCTTAACTTCCGCTACCGCTTCAGTGCGGTTACGCTCCCATCCGACTTGCAGTTCTTTTTCTAGTTGATGAGCAGATTTATCGTCTATTTGAATCATAAGAAATGGTTGCGGAGGCTGGAATCGAACCAGCGACATCTTGGTTATGAGCCAAGCGATCTACCACTGAGCTACTCCGCGATTAAAAAGTGTGCCGTCTCTCCGGCTGTCACACCACTTGTAGAAGCGCAATCGCAATCACGCACTGGCAGGTGTCGCTCAGAAGACTTAAGCAGCGGCGTATGTGAACTTGCCAAGGCCGAGCGGGTTACCAACTACGAGGCCAGCAACTGCTTCGATCAAACGAGCAGGGCCACCACCGTAATCAGGAAGCGCAGTAACCTGAGCAACATTGCCGCCGTAGCGAACTTCGATCAAGTTCATATCAAGAACAAGACCATAAGCAGGCTTTGCAGTGTACGTGCTGCCGGAGATCGTACCTAGGAACGTAGTAGGATGCAAACGAACTGTGCCGAAATCGCCCTGGAACACGTCCATCGCTTGGATGTAAGTGTCCGCAGCAGCATCACGCTGGAATGTCTGAACCTTTGTTGCTCCTGCACCAGTAACGCCAACAGTGCTCGTAGTCGTAAGAGCAGTAGTTCCAAGCAAACCAGTGAAGGCACGCTTGAGATCCGTTCCAACGATACAATCAAACGACTTGTACTGACCAGTCTGATCAAAGATCGACTTTAACACACCCTGAACAACCGTATCAGTCAATGCAGAAGCATTAGAGCCAGTGATGATGGATGTTGAAGGAGTAATGAACGAAGGCGTTTTGGAGCCAGCACCAATATTCAAGCCAGTGCCAATGTTGTCGCCGCCGATCCAAGCTAGCGCACCTGCCGTAAGGTAGGGAACGCCACCTGCGCCAGTATCCTGCTGCCCGAGTTGGTCAGAAGTGAAGGTAACTTCCATGTCACGCTTGAGGCCGATGATGGCCTTGGCCACGTTATCGGAAAGCGAATCACGGACACCAGCAACGTCTGCCAAGTCCTGAGCGAGCTTGGAAACACGCACAGTGCGGCGGAATACCTGAACGTAGTTGGCAAGCTCCTTGCGGTAGCCGTCAACATAGTTGCTATAGGAGGAAACATCAGTACCGTCAATGGTTCCACCAACGACTGGCAACGGGTTCTGGTCAGCCTGCCAGCGGAAATAGGTATTCCCGGGCTTGCTGCCTTTACGTGCCATAGAAGTGAACGGCGTGTCACGAGCGTCCACTAGGGAGATCATGTCAGCCAAATCTTCGCGCTTACCGCGACCGGAGAGAGTAGGTTCTGTAAGAAGTGCCATAAAACAAAAGATTTACTAAGGGTGAAAGGGTTACACAAACCCCATTGCTTTAACCAAGTCTGTCAGCCCTTGTTTATCAGAAGAATTCTTAGCGAAGTTCTGACGTGCTTTTGAAATTTCAGATTGAGTAGTCTGGGGTGGCGCAGCTTTGACGCTCGGCTGTACAGGCGCACGCTTAATTGGTGTGGCAGTCTTTTTGGCTTTGCTTTCATTGTACGCTTTTGCGCCCAATGCCAATAAACCAACAACATGCTTCCAATCCGGCCTACGCTTGATTTCTGGAAACTCTCTAATCACGGATTGAGAAAATTGGTATTCCTCAGATGCGGGATTTGAGTACCAAGGAAAATCTTTTACAACTTGAGATTCAACAGCAGTTTGTGACTGCAAATACTGCATCCTTTGCGGCAATTCAATTTCCTTGCGCTTCATGGCAGTGCGCTTCATGGCTCGGACTTCTGCTGCTGTTAGCTCATGCTCTTGCCCATTAGGCAAAGGAATGACTCCTCCATCAGCATTATCTTCGCACCACAAAATCACCTCCAAGGCTTTGTCATATTCCTCTTTGACTTTTTCAAAGGTCTGCAAGGAATTGGCAAACTCGGAGTGCTCCGGCGGTTTTGCATAAGAAGAAGTCTTTGCAGACTCCAATTCTGACTGCAATTTTGCTAGAGTTGCCTTTTGTGCGTCCAGTTCAGCTTGAGCGGCTTTCTTTGCAGCAACTAACTTGTTGATGCGCTTCTGCACGCCCTTACTCAACGAACTTTCATCAGCTTCAGGCTGACTGGATTCTTCCTCGGACTGATCGTCCACCTCATCAGAGGTAACGGTTTCCTCAGAATTATCCTGTTGCTTCTCTTGAGCGGAAGCAGGCTGCTCCTCCTCGTTAAGGAAGCTATCAATAAGGCCTTTTAAGCCTTGCTGATCTAAACCGAGTTTATTTGCAACGGAATTACTGCCTTCCTCTTGAGCCGTCGACTCAAGCTGTGTGTTATCTTCATTCATGCAATTTAGGTTGCAAGTCCCTTCTTTTAATCATCCCAGTAACGCTGGGAAGTCCGTTATTAGCGTTATGCCAAATCTTCTTCAGATGTCAATCCATTTATTCTTTTAGCATCTTCTCTTAAAGTTATAAGTAATGACAAAATCATGTTAACTCCATCCGCTTGTCCACAAGCATGTGTGCGATCTTCACCTTTAACTTGTGAACTAATTGCTTGCATCCAAAGTGTTTCTTGAGATTGCTGAATTACATTTATCACTTCAGTCCAAACATTATTAGTGCCAGGAAATCCAAATGCCGTGCGTTGGTTTTCTGTTATCATTATTTAGGCTGTTGTTGAATTGGACTAACACCAATACGACCAACTTGAGCGTTTTGTTGCTGCATTACTGACATTTGTAAGCTTTTAACGTAATTCTGGAACAACGCCTGAAAGTTTGGATCAGCTTGCAACGCTTTCTGAGCAATAACATTCTGCTGCATTACTTGTTGCGCGTACTGAAGCTTAGATTGAGCAGTGGGATCGTTTTCTTGATACAACGCTTCATTCCCCAGCATCATCATGCCAATGTCAGTTTGCACGTCCTTGTACATCTTCTGAGATGCCTGTGCCTGATTCATAATCAGCTCATTAGCCATCTCCGGCGCAATGGCTTGAATCATCATCTCAGTTAGACGATTTCGATTGAGAACCCCACCAGCATCCATCTGCGCTATTTGGCTAAGGAACTGGATCTTCTTTGCAATGTACTCCTTATCCATGTTCATCACGTCAAATCGGACACTAAGGTCAAACTCATCGTGAATTGCGGATAGATTTTGCGGTAGCGATCCTCCTGTAATACGTTGTATTTCCTCGGGGCTCATGTACTGGCAACAGAGAGAGAACATCTGTCGGAACACGTTTCTCCATGTCATTAGCCATGAATTGATCAACGCCTGTTGAAGTAGTTGCGTTTTTATTGGTGGCACTGCTGCGTTGATAGTGCCAAAGTATGCCGCATGACTAGCCTCAACGCGATTGATGAGGTTAAAAGCCACCGTGGGTTCCCGTGCGGGCGGATCCATGAACGTGTAATCGTTCTGGTTTGTCACGGGAAGAGCCACTCCTGGGCCAATCTTGTTGATTGAGCCAATGCGCTTGACCACTTTGATCGGTGGAAGCGTCGAGAATGCAGTATGATCCCGAATGGAATCATGTTGCGCCTTGATTTCATCTTGATCCGTGGATGCCAATTCTGGAATTCCGCGAGTATCTACAACGGCTCTACGCAACTGTTCGCGGCGGAACTCCACAAACGGATATTCACCATGCGCGTAATCAAGTCGCTCGTGAATTGCCCACGAAGAATCATCTTCGGTACGATTAGAAGCTGCTTGAGGGCAGATAACAGTATAAAAAATAGCCGGAGCATCACCATCCATGCTTTTTGTGTAGCAATACACAACTTCCACCATATTGGTGTAGTTAATGCCGTTGTACACAAGCATATTTGTGGTTGGCAACAGATTGATGTTATAAAATGTGCTACTCTTTCCAATGCACTGCAATGCACGTTCAACCCAATCAGGATTCCAGTGTTCTGTGGTAATTTTCTCACGCAATTCCACCTCGGACATCCAGGTTCTGCGGAAAATAACACGCGCACGTTGCAGATCAGCAGCTTCTGGGGGGAAGATAATCTCATCCCAAGGCTTTAACGCTACTATTTCTGGTAAATTACGTGAAACATACTCTTCGTCATACGATGTTTGACCTGTTTCAGCCAATTCCCGAACCATTCGCTTGGCATCTGTCTGAGTAATATCCGGTTTAACAGCTTGCAGAATGTCAGCAGCTTGATCTGGAGCTTGCATGATTAGCTGCGGCAACTCCATTAACGTCTGGCTTCCAGACTGCTGGGCAAGCTGCATAATCTCATCCATAGAAATTGGCTGCGAGCGTTTGCTAATGTGTTGCTGCCATCCCACAAAGAATGCACTCCATCCGTACTGAAGAGCGTATTGAGCCCCTAGTTCAGCTTCCTTGCTCAACTGCTGCGGCATTTTAGAGTCTCTAATCCAATGCAATAGCGTTGTGGCAATGCTACTCATCGTCATATCAGTCAAGTCAGTTCCAGTAGACCGGATATCTGCTTTTTGGAATGCGCTAACTAAAAGGGCTGTAAGTTCGTTACAGCTAGAGTCAATCAAGCGATTTCTAACATCGGAAGCCCCTTCAAAAGGCCATGCCGGATTGCCTTCTGGACGAGATTCGCTATGCTTTTTTCCGTCATCAGTTTGGCCTGACCATCTAGAAAATCGAATGTTATCAAACTTAGTAACCAAGTTACCTTGGCTAGAATTAACCATTGACCGCTGATATTCATTCAACAAATCCCCAACATGAGGCTTAACTGAAGCGATTGCTAGTGGATCTGTTTTAGAATTGGGCATACGTAATCATTTAATAAGTTCCACACTTAGCGGCAGATTGCCAGTGCTTTTTCCACTTTTCGCTATTAGTGTGTTTAGGTTGCATTATCACAAGATAACCCAGCGCGTCAATCGGATCTTTAGAAGCACCTTTTTGCCCATCTGCTCCTGTCCATTCTCGTAGTGAGTAAATCAAGTTTTGACAATCTACATGCACCATTAACCTTGGATGATTTGTTTCACCATCCAATGGCTTTTCTCTATCATAGCACAAAAGATCGTTAATAATTAAAACTCGTTCATCAACTGACACCGCTACAGCAGGAGTAAAATATAATGGATCACTGGCATCCAATAACAGATCAAGTAGAGTCACGCCGCCCTCTTTGCTCACAGATTCTGTCCCAGCACTTCGAGGATCAATGTATCTTTCAGCAATATCCTCACGTTTGTCAGCATGAGTCTCCAAATCCCAGATTAGCTCTGTGTACTCGTTCACTCCTTTGCCCGCTCCTTGACGCTGGGCTGGGCCAGGTTTGCCATCAGCCTTTTCACTGGGTACGGCCCACTCTCCATAACTTTGGTCAGGAAATTCTCGATACACCCAGATAGTCCCATGATCATCTACCCTAGCCCAAAGCATAAACCAATTACGTGCTCCGGCAGGATCAGCAACCATGTAGTTTGTGCCTTCTGGAGCAACATCCGTCACTTTATCATGGAAGATGTTTACGTCTCCAAACATGGGAAACTGACTGCCAGCCGTTTGTTCCGCCCAACCATAAGCACGAATCTTAATGTCATGTGTGCTTCTGCTCTTGAGCGTTTGTTTCATGCGCTCCCAGTTGTTGTATGGATTTAACTTAGAATGAAACCAGATACAACCATGTTTTCCATACACGCTCTCGGCGGTATATGGCATGTGTCCCTTTGGCACGCCAATCACGTTGTTATTTGGTAGTAGTTCGGATTCCTTCCAGGTCTTAATTTTGCTGGTAGAAATAAACTCCTTAACTGTCTGCGTGTATCCTAAG